AGGACCATCCCCTACAGAATAAATAATACCATTCTTTGCTAAAGGTTCCATCCAGTCCATAAGTCGAGCCCAACTGGGTGCATGAAGCTTCCATGGTCCCATTGTATAAATTGCCAAGTAGGTCAACTCATCGACTACTGATTCCTTCAATAGAGGACGGCATGTCCAGGTTTCAGGTGTATGTAAGTGTTTCTTCATACTCAAATATACCTGGTCAAGTTCTTCAAAGGTTCGTGGACGAGATTCCATTTGGATAGTTCTTGAGAAATTTCTCTAAGTCCTCAGGTACACCAAGTCCCCAAATCTTCTTACAGGCTAGATTTCTAAATACACCTCCAGCACTAATTGCCTCATTATAGACGGGGCAGACATAGAATTCATTATTTACACGGATATTCTTAGAAATCATCTGCTCGGCATAACGCACATAATCTGAGCCACGAGCCCATCCATAAATTCCAGTGGTTGCCCACTTACTTATATACTTCTTTTCAGCAACTTCAGTAACAAGCCCCGCAATATTCACTTTTGAATATGACCATTTTACATCAGCAGGATTATTCTGTTCAAACACTGAAATACAGCCATCGTAGCCATCATTACAGACTGCACGATAAAACTCATTCTGGTTCCATTCAAGGAACTGGTCCGAATTTACAATAACAAGTGGTTCATCATTATTAATATGTTCTTTTGCAAGAAGTACAGAACATGCAGCACCCTCAGTTACCTCTAGAATCGGCGTAATCGTGTAATCAATTCCACATGACCTACAAACTTCATCAAAATTATAGGCATCAAGGTGTGCCTGTTGTACAATAAAATGAAACTTGAGAGTCCATGGCGCATCTACAATAATACCTCCATAAACTTCAGGACGAACCTTCATATTATCAATAACCCATTGAATCATAGGTTTATCAAAGACTGGAATAAAAGGTTTAGGAACTGTGTATCCAACTTGTTTGAAACGTGAACCGAGACCGGCCATAGGCACAACCACATGAATTTTCTTATTTTCTTCTGTCATATTTCCCTGATTCACTAAGTCAATCGCCTTTAGTATCTTATCAAGAGTTGTATCCATTGGATCTACAATAGAAAGTACATGGGCTCCAGATGTATACGCTGCTGTGCGACCATAGATACTGTCTTCAAGAATAAGTACTTCGCTGGAACGCAAGCCTTCTTTTTTAAATGCATTTAGATATGGTTCAGATGATGGTTTTGGATGTATACAGTCTTCATTTGAGTAGATTCTATCAAAAAATGATTTAACTCCAAGAAGATATAGAGATTTATTTACTGTATTTGAAACAGAGTTACTTACACATATAAGTTTATATCCCTTTTCTCGTAAACATGTAAGAACTGATTGAAGATATTTATTTGGTTTAGGTTCACTAGAAAGTGCAATTTCTGTAAGATTTTGTTTGATATCAAAGAAATCCATTTTATTCTTTAAAAGTAAAAGTCCTTTTTCAATAAGAATATCTATTTTCTGACGAGTAGATAAACCCTCAAAAAAAGTATCATGATATTTTTCATCTACTTCTTTTATTCCAAATCGTTCTATTGTCATAAGAAAAATATCTCTATGAAAATTACAACCTTCAAAGAGAACTCCATCCAGATCAAAGAAGATCGCTTTAATCATTTTATAAAGTTTATCTCTTTTATTTAGGCTTAAATATCGCAGGTTTATATTTATAGATGTTTTTTTTTCCGGAATTAGGAAGAGCAGGTCGTCTTGGAAATCAATTATTTCAAGTTGCTGTAACTAAAGCATTGGCACTTAGAAATAAAAGTGAAGTATATTTACCAGATGATATCGATACACGTGTAACAGGTGGTCAGACTTGTTTACTTAAATATTTTAAACATAATATTCCATTAATTAATTCAAATGAATGTAGAAATTTACCTATATTTTATGAGAATTTTAATGATTTTGGTGAAGTAGATTCTCGTATATTTGATATTAGTGGATCAACTGCATTAAGTGGTCAGTTTGAATCTGAATCATATTTTATTGATTTTAAAGAAGAGATAAAGCAGACATTACAGTGTATTGATGAGATTGAAAGTTTTTCAATAGAGTATGTTACAAGTCTAAAAAATGAAAAACAGTGTAGTCAACTTGTAGGTATTCATTTTAGGCTTGGAGATGCACTTCCTGTGAGGCGTAGTATAGGATGGTATGTTGAATATATATTAGAAATAAAGAAAAAGTTTTTTACAGATGATAATTATCATTTTCTTTTTTTTACAGGTGGAAATAATCAAGAAGGTAATGATAATTCTGAAGATATAGATTATTTGAAATCCTACTTTTCAAGTGAATCAATTAGTTTTTGTGAACTTAATGATACTGTAAAAGAATTTTGTATAATGAAACACTGTGATCATCTTGTATTAAACTGGAGAAGTACCCTTTCTTGGTGGGCAGGATATTTAAATACAAATAAGGAAAAAAAGATTGTAGTTCCTAAACAAGTTCCTCAAATTGTTTATAACCCAGAGTCTTTATGGTCTAAGGAGTTTATTATTTATGATAAACCCATTTAAACATGTATACTACAATATAGGAAATGTACTGTACATCTGAACCACGAGATGATGGATTTGGAGCTCAGTTTCAGAATATACTATGGGATATACTCTATTCTGAAAATAATGAATTAAAGTATGTATTTACCCCTCCTAAGAAAATAGATCATAACTATACAAATGATTCTAACTATATTCAAAGGATTATTAATTATATGAATATTGAAGAGAAATATGGTATTCAGAATGTACCAACTAATACTCCATTACATATAAATTTAAGAGGTCAAATATATAATGAAATTCAGGATAACATGGACAGATATCATTCAGGTCCTATATTCGAAGATTTTCAAAGTAATTTTTACTTGAATAAGAAAAGTCCATATGACCCTCAGCATTTTCATGTTGCAGTCCATATACGACGTTCTAATAAGTGTGATCTGGGAGATTGGGGCACAATAACTCCAGATACATATTATTTAAAAATGATTAACCAAGTTCGTGATGATTTTAAAGAAAAACCGTTAAAGTTCCATATTTATTCACAGGGAGATGAAGCAAACTTCTCTCTGTTTATTGCGCCCGACACAGTGTTTCATTTAAATGAAGACATTTTAGATACATTCAATGGACTAGTCTTTGCTGATGTATTAACAACTACAACAAGTTCATTTAGTTATGTTGCTGCATTGTTATCAAATGGTATTATTTACCATCAGCCCTTTTGGCATAAGCCCTTGGCTAAGTGGCGTATAGTAGACAAGGATTAATACAAATTGATTAATATGATTCTAGATTTGCTGCTGTATTATTCGTCTCCTTCCATATTGTCTTATGTGGATTTTTATCTTGGAATGAGTCATTTTCTAGAGTATAGTAGTACAAATTGATTGATTTTCTTCCCATTGTATCAGGACACTTAATTGTATCAGGGTATCCATGGAATGCTTTATCATGAACGTGAAAAAGTATAGCAGTATTTAGATTTGGTGGATATGACTTTACTTTCTGCATATCTTCTGACCAAAACTCTAAATTTCCATTCCATGATTCCTCCCAGTCTTCATTAAGATATATAATAATATTAATACGCCTATACATCTTTATCTTGTCATAATAGTTGAAATCAGCATGAACTTTCAAAAACCCACCGCTGGGCGTATAGACAAGACCACCTCCATAGAGTTCAATATCACTTTTAAGATTCTTTATTCCAGTAACATATTCTAATGATTTAATAAATGGTTCAGATATAAGCCTTAGTAATATCTGTTGAGTCTGATGACCCATTAATTCTAAGTTTGATATTTCCAACTTATTTCCTACACCATAGTCTACCATTCTCTTTAATGAACTCCAACGAGTATCATCTAGACTAGGCCATTCTTCTAAAATACTCTCCACATCTTCATTCGAAAAAAAATCATGTATATATATATGCTCAATAGGTGTAGCCTTTTCATATATATTTTTAATAGTATTTAGTTTTTCTTGATTATTTGTACTAAATGTTTCTACAAGAGACATGTAGTATAGATACTAATATTCTTTAAATGAATCTACTTTTCGATAAGTGTATAATAATCTCCTATCTTAAATGCCCGTTTGCTATGTACTGCAGCACTATCAGATTCTTTATAGTGTGAAAAAGGGATAACACGGAAATCAAAAGAAACTCTTGTTTTTCCTGTTGTATTTTTCATGTTATAGTGTCTACAGCGATTTCCGTAAAAACTGACAAATTCGCCTTTAGCAATAGTAACAGGAAAGAAATTACCCTTATTAGGAGTCGTTTCAATATAACATGAATTTGATCCTTCCTGTCCTGTGATAGAAAGCATGAAATTTATTTCTTCAGAAGGATGTCCGTAGTCTCCATCACAATGCATACCAATAATTTCTTCATCAGATTGATCACTTCGCTTTCCAAGTGCAGTGTTATTTGGTAAATGAACTCGAAAAGATGGTTCCTTTTGTACGACTAACTTGTCTTCATTAAAAAGAGGAAGTATAGATTCTTTTAGAAAGTCTATATAGAGTTTAACCATTTCAGAATATTTCTCTGATGTATAGTATTTCTTATGAAAGAATGTTGAAGTGTCCGTTTCAAATGTGACCTGATTCTTTTGAGAGTCAGGAAATGCAAGAGATAAATCTTCTAAAGGAGTCTGAATATCAAATAGTTCCTGTATCTTTTCATAAAAAGGATATTTCACTGTGTCATACTCATATGTAAAAGTATCACTTTGGGCTTTTTCTAATGTTAGCATCTTCATAATTATTCAGCAAATAATATATACATAAAAAAAACGTATCGTTTAAAGATATCAATTTGTATTGATGTATTATGGAGCGTGTAGGATTCATTGGTGTAGGAAAACTTGGACTTTCACTTGCACTGATTGTTGAAGAAGCCGGATATAATGTTGTTTGCTTTGATAAAAGTGAAAACCAGCGTACAAATATAAAGAATAAGACACTGAAGACTGTTGAGCCCTACATTGAGGAGATGCTTGCAAAGAGTTCAAATCTATCCGTAGTTGATACTCTCAAAGAAATCTATACACTCCCTTGTATTTTTGTGGTTGTATTAACTCCTTCTCTTTCAAACGGTTCCTATGATCATACTGCGGTGGATCATATAGTAAATGGACTTCTTGCAGAAAATGAGGTAAATCCTGATTATACAGATAAACTCCTTGTAATTACATGTACTGTAATGCCTCAGTATACAGCCACAATTCAAGAGCGACTTTCCAAGTATAACTATCATGTTTGCTACAGTCCTGAGTTTATTGCACAAGGTGATATTGTAAAGGGTATGAAGTGCCCTGACCTTGTCCTTATTGGACACAGTTCGGAGTTTGCTAAGAAGAAGTTAACTGAACTTTACACACGTTATGTAGTGAATACACCTGAGTTTGCTTATATGACACCTCTTGAAGCCGAAATTACTAAGATTTCAATTAATTGCTTTCTTACAACAAAAATCTCTTTTGCTAATACAATTGGTGATCTTGTTGTAAAGGTAGGTGGTAATCCTCAGGTGGTGCTAAATGCAGTGGGTTCAGATTCACGTGTCGGTAAAAAGTTTCTGCGATGGGGTCATGGGTTTGGCGGCCCTTGCCTACCGCGTGATAACCGTGCACTCTGTTACTTTTCAAAGACAATCGCTTGTAGAAATAAGATTGGTGAAGTTACTGATGAAATTAATGTTGATCATTTGAAGAATCTTTTAGATTATATAGTATCAATAAATACTGAGAAGAAG